GACAGCACCATCTTTGCGCGTAATCGCCCAAGCATGGCAAACCGTCGTCAAACCACCGCCCAAATGGGAGCCCAGTGCCTCGTTGAAATCCGACATCACACACGCACCTCGCGCACTGGAATATCCGGCACTTGACCCGCTTGGAAATTAGCGATGTTGGTCAACAGGCTGTCGCTGTCAAACCGCACTGGCACGTCAAACTCAAACCCCGCATAAATCCGCGTGTCTGGGTCAGGTGCGCTGAAAAAGGTGATGACACCCGTGGTCTCATCCACCGTATAATCGACGGCCTCCTGCTTATCATCCTGCTCGACCGCTACGATCACGCTGCCCTGAACAGGCTTGGTGATCGGGCGCGCGTAGCTATGCGGACCCGATCGGTAGTTCTTGATGATCTGAAACGCTGTGGTGACCCCGTCGCCCACCGCGATTTGCTGATCTGACCGCGCCGTGGCCGCCGATGGGATAGCCGATTTGTAATCTGACCAATCCTTCCAGTGAAACCCGTACATCTGCCCGTAGCGTGCCTCATAAAACGCAATGACCGCCTCAATATCATCCAAAGACCGAAGGCCCAGTCCCGCATCATAAACACGGCGTGAATGCGCCCAAGGCGTATTGCGCTCTTCATATCCGTTGGCCAGTGCGACCACATCAACGCGTCGCTGCGGGCCGCCCAAAGCGCCAAAACTCAGATCGGCCGGAAATTGTACCTCGTGAAAATTCATAGCGGTCCCCTCGCTTATTGGTTTCTTTGGCCGGCGCTTAATGCGCGGCTCATCTGTGCTGCGATTTGACCGCGTGAACGCTGGAAGCCCGCTGCATCAGGGGTCGATATATTCATCACAATCGTAGGAGAGCTGCTGGCGCTGCCCCCTGCACGCACGCCCAGCTTGCCGTCAGCCCCCCTTGCGAGCGGCATGATCGCCTCTGGCCCCGCCTCGCCCATGACCCCCAAACCACCACGCATCCCGAAATGCGTAGCACTCGAAACCACACCGCCATCAGCAAAAGGCATCACACGGCCCGAACTAAAGGGCGCACCATTGGCAAAGGGCAAAATCCCCTCCACCAAACCAGCCACACCTTGAGTCAGCACCCCGCCCACATGGTTGGTCACGGGCGTAATCGCGGCGTTATAGGCGCTGTTGGACAACGACTGCGCCACAGTGGTCAGCGCATCAGACAGTTTATCACCGTCGAAAATCACCCCATCAAAGGCCGACCTCAGACCACGGCTCAGACCTTTCTCCAAGGTCGCAACATCCTTGCTGGTCGCCGTCAAAGATGTGCTCATCCGGCGTAATTCACTGTCGAAACCTGACACAAGAATACTTGTGGCACCCAAGGTCTGGTTCAAATCAGACGCATCTACGCTGAGTTCTTCGAAACTTTCATCCGTCATCACTATGGTCCTTTTTCTTATCAGGATAAGCCGCCATCAACGCGGCTAGCCCATCACGCAACATGGGCCCTTTGTCTGCGCTGCTGCCCAACATCACTTGCAACTCCGCAGGGGTCAGCGACCAAAACACATCGGGCGCCAACCCCAACCCGTGCAGCCCTGCACGGATCAACACAGGCCAGTCAAAGCCCTTGCTCACGGGCTCACCATGAACGCCCGCGCCAGCAATTCCGCTGCCGCTTTGGCGGCACGCATCGGCCCGCCTTCGATCTCGGCTGCGGCCAAAATGTCGGGATCCATATCAACGCCGCCCCCCCGTAGCCCCGCACACAACAGCGCCAACACATCGCGGGTGCTAAACCCGCCGCTCTCAAAACGCTGAACCAAGGCCATCAACGACGGTTCGGCCAGATCATCCTCCAGCTCTGCCAATGCACCCAATGTCAGCTTCATACGGTAGGCCTGACCATCCACGGTCAGCCCCACCTCTCCCCGCCACCGATTTTCCATGCTCATTCAGTCGGATCAACGTAAGGCACAAATTCCAACTGCCCCGCCGACGCCAGCGACAATTCATAGGTTGCCTCACCGTTCAACTGCCCCGCATATTCCAACGAAGTCACCTGAAACGGCCCTTCAACAACGCCGAACTCTGGGATCACCACCTGAAAATTCGGCGTCAAACCGTCAAATAGCAACTGGCGCGCGCGCTCATCTGTTGCCTCGTCGCGAAACACACCCGACCCACTGATAGACGCCGACCGCACACCGGCCCCCGCCAATAATTCGCGCCAGCCGCCTTCGCTATCCAACGTTGTCACATCAACTGCTTCAGCGTTGAAACTGATCCGCGTGGCACGCAGCCCCGCAATCGTCTCAAACGTCCCATCCGTGCTCATGTCCACTTTGACCAAAAGGTCCTTACCTGCTTGAACAGCCATCTCTTATACTCCTGAACTGTGCCTTTCGGCGTTGAGAATTAATCGTCTTGAACCCGCGCCCGAAACCGCAGATCAATCTGCCTTCCACTGCCTGCATCAATGCGCTGCGCCGCTGCGCGCTCAAACCGCAATGACACCAATCGCCCCCGCCCCAAGGTCAGCGGCGCATCATGCAGCGCGTCGCTGACCGCCGCTGCCGCCGCCTTGGCCGAGGCAAAGCCCGGGTTTGTTGTAATGACAGAAATGGTCAAACTATGCGCAGCCCCTGCGCCTGATCCGTCTGACGCCTCGCGCACTGTCTCACTGCCAAAACGGACATAAAGATCAGGCACATCCCCCGCAGGCACAGCGTCATAGATCGCTTGGCCTACCAAATCCGTCAGCGCTGTGTTGGACGTCAAAGCCACATAAATCGCCGTCTGCAGCGCCGCTGAAACTCCATAACTCATACAACCAGCTCCTCTTGTGCATAGCAGGTCAGATAGCGGCCCAACGCATCCGCCTCGACCACGGCTTCAATTGCGAAAATGCGGTCGCCCTCGCGAAAACGCTGCTGTGCCTTTGGGCGTTGGTCGCTGCCGATCTGGGCGCTGCGCACTGTGATTTTATACGAAGCGCTGGTGACAGGTGCGCCCTTTTGGGCGGTTTCGCGACCCGAACGCGCAGTCACCTGCGCCCAAACCACACCCAAAGGAACCCAGCCCTTAACATAGCCACCGGCGCCATCGCTCAGACGGTCTGGTGTCTCCAAAACCAACTGGCGGGACAAATGCGGCGCGTTCATGTCTGCGCCCCGCTGCGCCCCAATCGCAGGGTGCGATACCGCTCAATTAGGGACGTCACGCCAAACGGCATGCACCCGTCACTCAGCGCCGTGTCATGACGGTATTCATAGTAATGCGCCGCCAACATCATCACCGCTTGGCGCAAGTCTACGGGCACATCGTTCCAATCATCGCCCCATCCTGCCTGCATCCGCACGCGCAACTCGCCACCTAGCGGTAATTGAGCAATATTGCCGCCCACCGCTCGTAATCTTGGCGTCTGCGCGTCGCGCTCCACCCAATAGCGCGCAGGGTCAACACCCTGCACAGCCCCGTCCGGGCTCAGCGTTTGCACCTCAATGATCTCGCTTACTGGGGCCATGCCTAACGCCACAACGTCCACAGGCCCCGATTTCACAACCGCCTGCGTGAATTCACGCGCGATCAACGCCTTGCCTGTGCGCGCCTCAACGGCAGCAATCGCAGCGCGTAGAAAACCAGCAATCACAACATCTTGCAGCGTATCCTCCGCAAACCCAGTGCCCAAACGCATATGCGCCTTTAGCGCCGCCACAGGCAGGACCGCATCCGGTATATTTGTCTCTTCGATCAACATCCCAAAGCCTCTTTCAAACTCGCCTTATATTCCCACCACGGCGGCCAACTCCCCCTCACGGACGCGCACCCCATCGCGTTGCTCGGTCGGAGGGGAGCAGCTAGACAACGCGACAAACGTCAGGGAACGCGCCCGCACCAAAGCGGATCGCTCCGCTTCGGCATCGGCACATCTTTTTAGGAGGTGCCGAATTTCAGCAGCTTGATCGCAGCAAAATCACTCACGTCACCGCCCACACGCTTGGTCGCATAAAACAGAACATGTGGTTTGGCGCTGAAAGGATCGCGTAGAATGCGCAGGTCGGGACGCTCGGCAATGGTATAGCCAGCAGCAAAATCACCAAAAGCCATCGCCATCGCATCCGGCGCAGCGTCAGGCATGTCTTCGGCGATCAAAACGGGATAGCCCATCAGACGCGCAGGCTCACCCGCTGCCAGACCGTCTGACCACAAGAAACGGCCATCCATGTCTTTCATCTTGCGCACGACACCCGCAGTTTTGGAATTCATCACAAAAGACGCATTCGCACGGTACTGCGCACCCAGCGCATAAACCAATTCCACAATCGCATCCGATGTCACCTCACCCACAACACCAGAAGGCACATAGCCCAGATTGCCCCAAGCCCAGACCTCATCATCTACGCTGGCATGGTCCAGAAACCCCTTTGGTTTGTCGATGCCAT